GGGCCGACGGTTCAGCCCTAGCTTCGCTCTATCACGATCTTGTCTTCGCGGTAGCGCGCCAGTGTCTCGCCGTCCAGGCGGTCGTAGAACCACGCAGGAACGGAGATACAGAACCCCGCATCGGGGCCTTCCCGGTAGTGCTCGCGCATGTCGGCGACGGCGATTTCGATCGACTTGAGGACGTCATCTACGAGGTCGCGTGGCAACAGGGCCTCCCCAACGGGTCTGTGCTGCTCTACTTCGGCTGGGGCTGCACCCGGCCGCCCTGCCCGGACCGGGCCAGGGCAACCCGCGCCGACGTCTCGTCCGCGAACGCGGTCGGCAGGGTGGTGCCGTCGTTGAGAACGACCTTGAAGGTGGTTCCGTTGGCGCCCGCGCTGCCTTTACTGCATCCGCACATCAGACCTCCAACGATGCCAGCAGCGCGTCCCGTTGACGCACCAGCCCGTCCCGCTCGATTGTATCGAGGTCCGCTACAGCAGCGTCGTACGCCGCGCGGCGGCGACGGCGCCGGCTGAACGCCTGGTCGACGATGCGGTCTACCAGTTCGTCGAGCTGCACCGGGGTACCGTCCTGCCCGACCATCACCACGGCCGCGCCGGGTGGAACTGGACCGCCGGACCGCAGGAACACCGGGTCCTCCTCGACCAGGATCGGTGCGGCGCCGGCCGCGACGAGAGACACCTGCTTGTCGGCGCGCAGGTGCGCGCGGGGAGCTGGGAACGCTGGGGCGGTTGTCGACACGGCCATCACCTCGACCAGGGTCAGCCCGTACTCGCCATCGTCGCGCCAATCGCCGGACACACCCCGTTGGAGAACCGCCGCCATGTCGACGTCGGGTACGGGGACGCCGGACACCCAGATGCCGTGGTCGTCTTTGCCCGCGCGGGCGTACGCGAACGTGTCGAGCCGGTCATAGTGGCGGATCGTCTGTGCCAGGGTGAGCCGGCCGCAGGCGTGGTCGTCGGAGTTGCACACCGGTTGGTGGTCACACAGGCCGACGAACTGGCCATGGCCGACGGTGAGCCGCCCGGCCTTGATCCACCCTTCGGCGGTGTCGACGGCGTAGCGGTGGTACTCGTCGAAGCTGTCCCCGTCGGGTGGGGTGACGCACACCCGGTATTCGGTGTGGCAGACGCCCCACGCCGCGATATGGCCGACCAGCCGTCCTTCGTCGGTGACGTGGATCGGGGTGTACTGGTCGAGCTGGGGGTCTTCGAACCAGGCGGTGGGCGGACCGGCCGGGGCGGCGGCGGTGACGGCCGCGCGCCGCCGCGCGTCTCGCCGGTTACGCGCACGGTTACGGGCACGCCGCGTTTCCAGACCGATCCGTTCCTCCAGGTTCATCAGGAACCGCATGTGGACCCGCAGGGTGCTCAACTGGGTGTCCAGGTTGTCCATGGTGTTGGTGTCGCCGCGTTCCTCGGCCGCGTCGAGCCGATCGGCCAACTCGTCTTCCTCGACCCGGGCGTTGTCGATGTTCTCCCGAACCCACTTCTGGACCTCGGCCGGCTTGTCGCCAACGCGGAGCCGCTCACGGGCTATGTCATAGACGTGGCCGCTGCCCGCTGGGGGGGTCATCCGAATTTCGCGGGCAATGTCCGGGCCGAGGTTCAACCGTCGGCCGTGGTCCTTCTGGTCATGCAGACCTTGAAGGTGGAACTCCTCGGTGTCGGCGCAGCCACAGGGCAGGTCGTCGGCAGCGAAGTCGGCGTCGAGCACGGCGAGTAGGGCCGCTTCGTCGGGTTCCTCGAAGGACTCGAAGGTGACCTCGGCGAACGCGGGGATCGACACCAGCGTGGCGCCGGACACCCGCCCCTGGGTGATGACGAACTGAGACGGTCGGCAGCCGTCGTTTTCTGTGCAGTGGCTGTTCGGGTCGAACTTTTCCCCCGACTCCGGTTCGCGGATCTCGTAGGTGATGTCGTCGAGGTCGACGCTGGGCTTGAGGACCCCGGCGTCGACCAGCTCCCGGGCGCGTAGGGCCTCAGGCACGGATAGCCAGTCGCCGGCTGCGTTGACCTCGTCGTCGGTGATGTCGATGTCGGTGATCCGGCCGACGATGACGGACGCGTTGTGCCCTTCGCCGGACTCCAGTTGGAACATCAGCGGCAGCGGCAGGTCCCGGTGGGTGATCGCCCCGGCCTCGAAGATCCGCTTGTCGCCGGTCGGCTTGCCGATCGGCGCGAGCATCGACCGCCAGCGTTGGGCCATCGGGACCAGGGCCTGCTCATCGGGGTCAGCGTCGTCCACAGTCAACGCGTATTCGTCGTCGTCTTCGTCGGGTACACAGATCCCGTCGACCTTCTTCTGCCCGTCTGGGCACTTCTTCGTGGCCAGCTCCTCGGTGTCGGCCGCGCTCTCGACGCCCTTCTCCGCCGGCCACTCGCCGGTTGCCCGCTTGTGTAGCCGGGCGCACAGCCCCTTCGGGTCGCGGGGGAAGTATTTCGCCAGGGTTCGGACACACCGGTCGAACGACCCGTCGGTGCCCCAACGGATCTTCGCCGCGCCCTCGCCGGTCACCCAGTATTCGACGAGCTGTTCAGGCATCTTCCCGGGCACCTGGAACACGGTCGGAGCGGTCATGGATCACACCTCCTGGTCGCGTGTTCTGATGATCCCACGCCGGGCACGTCTGTCCACCTCAGCAGTAGTTTCGGCGGCGGCTTTCCAGCCCCGGCCGGCCATGTCGACGTTCTCCCCAGGCTCGACGACGAGCATGGTGCAGCGGCATTGGATCCGTTCCGACGCCGGCAGCGCCGGGTCTCCGGGGAACAGGCCGGAGGACCCGCCGACGGTGAACGCGCCGAGCAGCGGCGCGCGTTGCCCGTCGGCAACGAAGTGGGTGTCGCGGGTACGGGGGTCCATGGTGGCCAGCCACACCTTCTCCAATGGCATGCCCAGTTCCTGCTGCATGACGCCGAATGCGTCGAAGCTGCCGCCGTTGTAGGCGGACAGGGACTCGGTGCGGGCCACGACAACGGCGCGGTTGCGCCACCGTTCCGCGTTGGCGTTCAGGAGTGTCTGGTCGATGCGGTCGGCCAGCTCGGGGATGCCTTCCCCGTCGTGGATGCCCTGGTCCAGCTCGACGCGGATCAGGTCGAACACCTCATCGGGGAGGCGGACCATCCGGTTGCGGACCAGCTCCAGGTGTTGGGCTACGTAGGGTCGGGCGGAGAAGTCGAAGTCGCCCAGTACCCGCTGGTACGCCTGGCGTAGGACCCAGGTCACGCCGCCGGTCAGGAAGTCGGTGACCCACCGGTTGAAGCGTAGTAGGGCGGAGAACACCCCGAATGGGTCGACGATCCGCATGGCGACCTTCAGCACGTCGCCCCGGATCGCGCCGAAGAACAGGTCGACCATCCGCAGGTAGTCCTCGAAGATCTTTTTTTCGCCCTGGATGAGGAACCCGAGGGAGGCCATCCGGTCGGGCAGCCAGCGGTCCTCGCCCAGCTCCTGGAACTCGGCGGGTGAGCTGAACGGCCAGTAGTCGCCATCCGTGTTGTACCACTCGACCGTGCCGCGCTTGGGGCCTCGTGTCCAGTGAGACCAGTGGTTCGGGTCGGTCACCGCAGCCCCCTTGTATAGACGGGCAATACGTGGGACGATGGGGGCATGACTACACCCGCACTGCCTGACGGGGTCGAGGCCGTGGCGATCGAAGGACTCATCGACGCAGACGGCGAGCTGACCCCCGACCCGGCCAAAGCCGTCTTCGGTGAACTGCTGGAACTCGGCCCAAACGGCGAAGTGACCTTCGTCAAGTTCGGCGACCCACCCGCCGCGCCGCAGGAGTGACTAGGCGGACACACGCTGAGCTTCTATCTCTGCCCGCTGCTGCACGGCCAGCTCGGGGAAGTGCCTGTCCAGGATCGCGGCCCGGTGCGGGAACAGATCACGGAAGTAGATCGGCACCCGGCGCTCGCTGCCGATGCCCACGGTTCCTCGGCCTATCGCGCCGGCCCGGTACAGCGCGAGGCTCTCCGCGAAGTCTTCCTGGAGTGACGACTGCCCGTAGGTGGTGACCCCGGTCGGTACCTCCGCGTTGGAGTTGGCGTTGCTCGGCATGTGGGTGATCTTGAACCTGGAACGGGTGTAGTCCGTGAACAGCTCAACTACCCGCCCAGGTGACGTCAGGTTGTATTCCGCGTCCCGGTCGATCGCGGTGGCCGACCAGTCCGGGTGGTTGGAAATTCGCGGGAAGATGTACCGGCCGTCCTGCCCGTAGTCGAAGTTGTGGCCGTACTCGTGGACGATCGCCCACGCTTCGGAGCTGGTGTTGCTGGGGTCGGTGCTGACACGCCGCTGCGGGCCACGTCCCCAGAAGGTGACTCCGCCGCCGCCCGCGCTCGCGTCTGCCCGGTGCCCTGGCCGGTTGAACCGCTGCTGCCAGTAGGCGTCGCCGGGGTTGG